GGATAAACGTCCCAAGATGTACGTAGTAAAGGGTTGAAGAAATGAAAGAACAAGAGAGATTGTCAATTCCCTTTTAGTGGGGTTTTTCCTTGAACCTTGGATAAACGTCCCAAGATGTACGTAGTAAAGGGTTGAAGAAATGAAAGAACAAGAATATGGTAATTTAATGGATGTTTCACGACAAGAAAGCTTCATTTGTCCCTTTGACAACAAAACATGCGATTTACTTCCTCCTATCTCATATTTCAACTGTTGGATTTGCCCAAGAAGATATTGTCAACAATGCGGGCAGCCTCTACCCATTAAACTGAAAGAGAGATGATTTTTTACTAAATCTGTCAACAAAAGAAAAGTGTAATGTAACGTACCCAAAAGTGTGCATTCTTCCTACTTTAGGGTATATGATTTAGGGTATATGATTTAGGGTATATGATTAAAACTGAAACCGGTGCTAACAATTAGCTTATAAAAATTTTTCAATTTGCAACGCTTTCGATTTTAAGTAAAAGTGAAGCCCACAGTTTTCACAATAACCAAAATTGCCATCCAAATCCTTCGGATTAATTTTTCTTCCACAATTAGGGCACTTCAACACCTAACCCTCGTGAGCTTTTAGCTTTTGCAAAAGCGTTGTCATGTAATTGTTCAATTTTCGATTCTCCGCTTTCGCCTTCTTTTTCAACCACTCAACTAAATCTTCGGGAAGGTAAAGGTTAACTCTTACAGACTTTTCAGACTTTTTCATAGTCGCTCACATGATTTAGTTTTTGTTAAAACTTAAACATTGTTAAACAAATTGTTTAAAAAGACTCTTTTACCCGAACAAGCCATTTTTTAAACCGTATTACCAGTTATGGAGCCTGAATTTTAGTATGCCGTGGGAGGAAACCCAAGATAGCATTCGAAGCGGACATCAAGACCCCGACAAGTTTGATGCTGACAGCTTCCGAGTAATTGACATTGATCCAAATCAAGGGATTAAGGCTGTTATTGCTTGTCCGAAGGGACAGTTTAAAGCCGGAGAATGCCAAGTTGGAACGCAGACTCAATCCTTCATATTCACTAAGGATAAAGGATGGACCCTTGAAAAAGCAAAGCAATGGTTTGAGCAGTACAGGGACCAAGAGAAAGTTAGGCTGCATAAACATGTTTCGGCAATTTTGCCCTTCAGGATGCTCGAGAAAATTGTTGACAAACCCTTACGCATTAAAGGCACGGCCATGACTGCTGGTATGAGTCGAAACTTCAATATTTACACGCCTGAAGAGTTGCAGGCCTTCGCTCGGAAGATTGTGAACTCTCCCGTTTACATTGAGCATGTCGCTGTTCCGAATGCTGTTGGTTTAGTTACTAAGACCCAGTGGGATCCCGAATCCATGAGTCTTTTCTACGAAGCAGAAATTTACGATGAGGAAACAGCCGACAAGATTCGCCGTGACTTGATTCAACACGTAAGCATAGGCGCAGACTATGAAACGATTGACGTTTTGGATGGGAAAGTACCTCATGGGCTTCACAACGCTGAGTTAAGCCTCGTGGCCGTTCCAGGAATCCCCGAAACAAACATTCAAGTCATTGAGAAGGTTGCGGGTTCAAATCCCGCTAAGGAGCAGGCTGAACCTCAAGATTTTATTTTGTATCCAATACGTGACCTGGCTGTTTTTATGCCCGAGCATTTTCAGGTTAACTGGATCGATCAGAACCTGGGCATCCAAGCCCTTTATGGCCGCTTGATCGAAAACCCTGAGAGCATCCAGCCATTTGCCCTGTTGTTTATGAAAGCCAAGGATTGGACCCCTAATAAGATCGAGTCCTGGCTTGCGGATCACCCTCAATATGCGAGGCCAAGTTTGGCTCCTCAGCCGGTTGGCGTCCAGGTTCAAACGCCTGCGCCTCCGAAAGCCATGGGAGTTGAAAAAATGAGTGAAGAAAAACCAAAAGAAAACAAGCTTCAAAAGGAGCAGAAGCCTGAAGGCGAAATTGACCTTCAAGTGGGTCTCGGGCCCACTTTAGATGAGGTTATTGCGCAGATCAACAACGCGATTAAAACCTTAACGGCTCGCGTTGATACGCTTCAGCAAGCCCTCTTGGGAGATATTAAAGCTCAAAAGCCAGAGAAGGCGCCTGAAACCCTCAAGGAAGCCTTAACCGCCAAGCCCTCTGAACGCGGAATCCCAGTGAGCCAAATCGTTGAGAGGCTTCAGGGCATTATCCCGCCTGAACATGTTGCGAGGCAGTGGAGCCCAGCGAGTGGAGGCTACAGGCTTCTGCAGCAGCTTAAACGTGTAATTCGGGAGCTTGAAGTTCATGAGTGAAAGTGAGATCCGAAATATTCTGGTAAAATACAGCCCGCCCTTAACATGTCAACAGATATCCGAAATAGCTGAGGAAATTGCCTCAAAGTCACAGGTTTTACAGGCCGTGACGGCTGCTCCAAGACGAATTGGACAGCGATTAAAAAAAAGGAGTGAATAGTGAATGGCTGATTTATTTCCAGCTTTAGCTTTGGGAGAGTGCCTCGACGAGGCACAGGCAACCATAATCACGTGCAGGCTGGCTGGCTCAGTAAGCAAGGGCGACGTTGTGGCAAGATCCGTAGCCGTTTCAGGCGAGCTTGACAGCGTTGTCCAGGCAGGCGCAAACAGCGAACTCGTCATAGGCGTAGCCCTCCGAGGCGGCGTCAGCGGCGAGTACATCCCCGTGTTGAAACAAGGCATAATCAAAGTGACAGCCTCTGGAGCCATCATCGGCGGAACCAAGATCAAGGCAGCCGCAACCGGAAGGGTTGCAGCAATGGTAGCAGACACGTTCACAGCATTGCAGCTTGTAGCCCAAGTGATAGGAAGGGCACTGCAGACCTTCGCAGACACCGACACAGGCCTCGTCTTCATCGACTTGTAGGTGGTTAAAATGGCGAATAAACTTCAAGAAGCCGTTTTGAAGGATCCTGAGCTTGGACAAAGCGCATGGGAACAAATAGTCGCCAAAGCAAGCGTAAACCCTGTCTATAAAAAACTCATCAAGGAAGGCCTATACACGGACTTGGCTGGTGCCTTAGGCGCCGTTCAGGACGTTGTGTGGGCAGCAGCATATCCAGCAGCCATCAGCCGAGAAATAATAAAAGTGATTCCGACGAAAAACGCCCTTGAACGTTTTCCAAAAGAGATCAGAGGCAAAGCCTACAGAACCGCTGAGGCTCCGCCTTTCGGAACAGGCGCCAGACCCGAGTTTCAAGATGTCAAAGCAGACGTTGAAGTGGGCCTTAAAAAAGAGTGGACTGAAAGCTTCGTTGAAGACGCAAGCTGGGACGTTTTACGTTGGCAAATAGAAGCCCTCGGCAAGGAATTAGCCATCAGAGAAACAGAGGATGTTGTAGGAGCATACAACGGGATTGCCGCCGGCGACTTGGCTGGAACCATAGACATAGCCACCGCAGCGCTATCTTGGGCTAACATATGCGACTTGATAGGGCTTGTGGAAAAAGAGAACTTTTACCCCAATGTTATTGCGCTGCACCCCTACGTTTATCAAGACTTAATGAAACTCGACCAGTTCACAAACAGCCTATACAAGGACCCTGAAAACATGCGTAAGGGCGTTGTTCAACATACAACACTTGACATAACCTTTGTAAGAAGCACGCTTTTACCACATACACCAGCTGGCGCAAACGCGACAATAGGCTACTGTATCGACATAAACGCAGCGGGCGTCATGCTTCTCCGCAGAGACATAACGACAAAGCCCTACGAGGATCCAGCCCGCAACGTCTACGGCGTCATGGGAACAGAGCGTTACGGCGTAGGCATCCTCAGAACTAAGGCTGTAAGCCGCATAAGGGCGACAAGAGGCTAAAACTTCTGATGCCAGTCCAACGCGGCTACGCAGTGGGCAGATGCCCCAAATGCGGAAAAACCATCAAAAGACCAAGACCCATCGACAATGCTCTTTGTGATTGTTGGCGTTTTTGCCCAATCTGCGGAGCTGAAATGCAGCCTTACACGCCTGACCTAACGCTTAGCACCTATGGCAGCAACGGCAAAAGAGACCTAAAAATTCTAATGACTTGCATGCTTCATTCTCCCCCTTTCTATTCGGAGCAAAAACCCGTTGAGGTTGAATTAAACTGAGAAACAAAAAGGTCGACGTGCGCCTTGCACACTGCATAACCGAAAAAGGCAAAAGACTTCTTGAGGGCTTACGAAATGAGTAGTGTTTTAAAACGCCTATTCGAGGCTTTCACCCGCAGAGATGAAACGCGCAGTGGATACGCCTACCCGAGAGGATCAGTCATCTGGGAAACCCAAGAAATAACTCTTCCAGAAATTATGGAGCTTTACGCGAAAGACCCAGCCTGCAAAGCAAGCGTTGACCTTTTGGCTGCTGCAACAGTCGGCATGGGATTCTACACAACAGCAAACGAGGAATATGAGAGGGCAGCGGAAGCAAAAGAGGCCGTTGACAACTTCAACGGTGAAGTAAACCTTGACGGTTTATTATGTGACATGGCCCGAGTTTTAATTGCCTGCGGAAACGATTTCTGGCTTAAAATCACACCCGACAAACTGGAAAACCTTCAGAGGCTTCCCATAGGCGCCATAGAAAAGATACAGCGCAACTACTTTGAGGGCTTAAAAATCCCCGGTGACGTAACGGGCTACAAGCTTCACCATGATTACGGCGGGGAAACCCTAAAACCCGAAGCCGTCATCCACTGGCGAATAAACTGTTTAGGCTCATCAGCCTATGGAACAGGCATATTACAAGTGCTCCTCGAAACGCTTAAAGTGAAAGGCGACACGAGGCCCAGCTACGCCTGGATGAAAGCCAAAATCGAGAAGATTATGCCAAAAATCTTCGAGAAGTATGCTGGTCCAGATGTTTTAGTCATACTTGAAAACGTCAAAGAGGAGACGATTCAAAAGTTTCAGCAAGCCATTAAAACCCGCCCGGAGGAAGGGACATGGCTATTCTACGGCGGCAAGGGCGCCAAAGGCGAAATACACCCGATTCAGCTTGACCCGAGGTCCCGCTTCGAATACTACATCGACCACATAATAAACCAGTTTTACCTCGGCTGCGAAACGCCTCTGCCACGTCTCTTCAGCACTCCAGGGTTTACAGAGGCCAGTGCGAATGCAGCCTTAGACCTGCAGAACATGCTCATAAAGCCCATACAACGCTACATTAAAAGGCAGGTTGAAAGAGACATATTCACGCCAGTCTTACAGCAAGCTGGGCATGATCAGGCTGAAGTTCAGATTCGCCTAAACTTTGGTGCGCCAGAAGTCCCAGAGATAGCTATGGTAGACCTTATAAAGGCTGCTGAAATTGGGCTCATACGCCCAGAAGAGTTCCGCAAGAACGCTGTCAAGTGGGGATGGCAGCTTTGGGAGCCTCAAGAACCCGAAACCTTCCAGGAGGCTCAGCCTTGAAAAACTCTCCTTTTTCCCATTTTTAGTTTGTTAAGGTCATGTGAGAGTGAAAAAATGGGTGAAGTGCCCTACGGACAATATGCAAAAGCCTATGAGGCTATTCACAGCGCTTTAAGGGACCTTATGGCTCCAACTCCAGGCAAGAAAATTACTAAGATCGCCTTCACCTGGTATGCGGATGGCGCTTTGGAAACTTTGAAGGCTTATGACGGTGCTGAGTTGCTCTTCACCCTCTCGTTCACATGGAATGCTGATGGAACCCTAAATACAGTGGAGCGATCTTAAAAAACATAACTTATGACGCCAACCAAAACTTAAATGACATTGTGAGGGGTTGAAAATGAGCGATGAAGTAATACATCTACTCAATCTTCCGTTACAGCATCAAATACGCTTAAGAATTTTCGGTAAGTGGAGAGTTATTAAGACTAATGGAACATACGATTTAGAGGTTGATGATGTTGATGAGGTTTGGGTTGATGGCACTTTATGGTTTAATGATTCAGATGGAAGGGTAGTGATAAAGTAATGGTTTTCAAGAAAGTCTTGAAGCAGGGAGACATAAAAATTCAAGATGAAGGAACACAGATTGGAGCAAGGGAAACCATAAATTTCATAGGTGCAGGAGTAACAGCTGCTGATGATGCAGTCAACAACAGAGTCAACGTGAACATTCCTGGTGGAGGAGTTGGAGCTGACACAAAGGTTAATGTGTTTGAAGCGGGAACACAAGTCGGCACGGTTGCAAGACAACTTGATTTTACGCAAGGCAACGATTTTGACATAACAGAAGACGCTGTCAATGACCAATTTGACATAGCTATCCGAAGAAATGTCGCCAACGGCGTGGCAGGGCTTGATGCATCTGCTTTAATTGCATTGGCTCAAATTCCCGTCCACAGCAGAAGCAAACATGACAACAGCCTTATACCAAACGTGGCGACGGACCCAACTACCCCAGCAGATGGTGATATATGGCATAATTCAACAGACGGCTATCTAAAAATTAGAGTAGCTGGCGTCACAAGGCGCCTTATGCTTTGGGATGATATCATAAATAAACCTTCAACTTTTCCACCGTCAACGCATGCGAGTTTGCACCATTCTGGCGGAGCTGACGCACTTAGTTTAGGTTCAATTGCTGGAACTATCACTGATACTCAACATGGAAATAGAGGTTCAGGCTTACATGCTGATTCTCATGCCAGAAGCCACGACCACAGCTTAGCTGCAGATGGAAGCCCAATAGCCATAGCTGGCGTTCCAGATTTGCCAGCAACTAAAATAACATCTGGACGATTTGGAATGGCGAGGATGCCTGATGGAACATTAAATTATGTTTTAACGGCGAAAGGAGCAGGCGTTGACCCAGCTTATGAGCCTCTACCAGCCGCCGCACCACATAAGGCAACACATGTAAGCGGAGGCACAGATGCTTTTGTTTCAACAGACTTACTTGACGGTGTTGCAAGAGTAACCGTGAGGGAGAACACAGGATTAAATGTTGGTTCAAGAAGGAGATTGAATTTCATTGAGGGTAGCAACGTCACTTTAACAATCACGGATGATGCAACTGATGAAGAAGTAGATATCACAATTGCAGCAGCGACTGGTGCAGCAGTTGACCCTTTAACCACTGTTGATTTGGCTGATGATTTTATTTGTGGAACAACGGAAGTAGGCGAAATAGGTGAATTGGGGTGGTCGGTCGGCGGAACATCTGGTTGGTCGGCATCACATCAACCAAGTTTGGTGAATCGACCTGGCATTTTTAGAATACACACGCCAGCAACTTTAGATGCCTATGTTGCTTTACATTCTCAAACTTCAAGGCTTAATGATGTCATTGACCCCGCAAGTTCATTTGATATAATGATGATAATAAGAGTGCAATCAGTGACTGCCATCACTATACGGTTTGGATTATTTGCAGATGTAGCTGCTGCTTCTGCCCCCAGTATAATGTGGGAATTTCACTCACCAACCGACACATTTTGGACAATGGTGACATGTGTACCTGGTGCAGTAAATCGAGTAGCATCTGATGTAGCGCCTGCTGTGGATACATGGTATAAACTGCGAATAAAACGGGTTGCGGATGGTGTAGAATTCTATTTGAACGATGTGTTAAAAGGCACAATAACGACAAACATTCCGACAGAATTCTTAAACATTTGCTTCGGCATAATAACTCGTGAAGCTGTTGCTAAAACCGGCGATATAGATTTTGCAAGAATAAGAGTTACAGGCCTAACACGGTGACTCCATCTGCCACTATTCAGCCTAACTGCCAATAGAAGTGCGTCTAACATGAAAGACCGAGAAAGAGACACTCTCCGCAAAACCATTCTCCAACTTCTTAAAAAGGGCTATGTGCACTATACGAACATTGAGAAAAAAGCGGTTGCAACATGCATGCCCTTCGTCACATCTAACACCTTCAAAAAACAGTTTTACGGTTACTTAGTGGCGCAAGGCTATGTCCATCGTGTAACCCGAGGCATCTACACAATCACGGAAAAAGGAGAAAAACTCTTAGACATTTTATCTTAGTTTTATTTGCCAAAATAAGTTAAATTTAGCTTCTTTCTCGTTTTCCTTTCGGAGCCAGAGCCATAAGTGGCAAGCGTTTCCGTTGATGATGTGCGCGACGTGATTAACGTTACCTCAGTTGAGGTTCTTGACGCTAAGGTTTTGAAGATGATTAAGCGGGCTGAGGTTATGCTTGAGCTTGAAACTGACAGAGAAATTGACTACAGCAACTGCACGGATGCTGAGAAGGAGTTTATCACACTTCTCGCTGCCATTTACGCTATCTGCTATCTTACGGGTGGTTCGGCTGTTGGATTGAGCTTCTCTGTTGGAGACCAAAACGTGAGCGTGCTCAGCAAGGCTCCGCCACTTGATATTTTGCAGAGTGAACTACAACGCATTCTGAGCCACATAAAAAAGCCGTACGTTGGGAGGGCTTAACGTGGCTAAGGTCCCTGAAGCCTATTACCAGTTTGTTATGGATTTTGCTCCTTACCTTTACGTTATTCCGCCCGACACTCCGGACCCCACTTGGGGCAGAGCTGCGCTTGCCGCGGCTTTCGCCATAGACTTTCTTCATGAAGCCTATTATGACCCACAGTTTGCAGGTAGGAAAACCGCCATTTACAACAAGGTTGTCTCGCTTGCAGACTGGATTTTAACACAGCAGTGCACCGACAGCACTAAAGAGGCTTACGGCGGGTTCAGAAGCACAGAGACGAGCGATCAATATTATAGTGTTGACGCCTGCAGGGTTATTCCTTCTCTGTTGAGGGCATACAAGTTAACCAACACTGTTGGATATCTGAACGCTGCAAGGCTGGCAGGCTACACATACCTGTACAACATGCAGAGGAGACCCAGCCAGCTCGGCGTTCACGACAAGTATTACGGCGGATTCACAAGGGCCGTGAGCATAGCCAACGCTTGGCTCCGCCAGATGGACATCGAATGCCTTTACGGGCTTATCGGCTTGAAGATGCTATGCGAGCATGACCTAACCAACAAAAGCCGTTACGAAGGCATGATGAGCGACGCCATGGGCTTTTACCGCTCGGGCTTTGAAGGGCTTTGGCTTTGGTTCGACCCCAAGCCCTCTGGCGATGGGAAATGGCATAGGATAGGCGTTAACGAAACTGAGATTTACGATGATCCATTCGCCTATGCCCTGGTGGGCTTATACGACTATGAGGTGTGGAACCTCACATGCCAGAAGGTTTACGGCTTCATCAATACCATTCGTGCCAGCGCACAGTATCCAGCTTACAACCCAGCCATATGTTGGGCAGGCTATATTGATGTTGTTAGTCGTTTTCCCGCTTGCGATTATTATGATGCGGTTACGGCTGGAATTCTATGGAGAATACGAAAAAATCATGATAAATCAAGCTTAGAGTTCAGCATCAAAGTCATCGATAAATACCAAGACCAGTTCATGTTCTGGGGCCCAAAATTTGCAGATTACAGCCCGATCGAAAACAAGAAAGCTATGGCAACTGTTGCTTGGCTCTCCCTGCTATACTTAAACTATGAGGACCCCATAACCCGCTTCACCCAAATATTGCGGTCCAAAGGCGAAAACGTGATTTTATATTCCATTCGAGAAGCAGCCGACAAACTTTCTTATGGCGAAGGCGTGGACATCAAAGCCATTGTTTTTCCAGCAAGAGTCGACGAAATCCTCATAGAACCAGGCTACATAATCAACGACTACCTAACCATCCACGTTTTCGCTCCCATAAGGCATCATGACAAAATACGTCGCAAAGGCGTTGACTACGAGGTCCTCGAGCTGCAAGAATTTGATTTCCAAGGCGAAACCGTCTATCGCAAAGCCGTTTTGAGGAGGCTTTTAGGTGCCTGAAATTGAGGATCCAGTAACCACACTTGTTCGTTTACTCCAAAAGAACATGCGAGTTATCAGAGATGATGGCGGTTTAGCCAGCGTGCTTGTCTCAAGTGAGTGGTATGACCGCGAACTGTTCAAAAACTATGATGGGCAAGTCACCGTGGGCTTAGACCGCAGCGAAGACCAGAAGATCAGTTTCTCCGGAACTGCTCGCAGACGAATTGGCTATTTTAGGGTTAATATTTGGGCAATCGACAAAGAAGGCGTAGCCATAACTGGTCGGAAAATGCGGGACCGCATGCGTGCTGAAATTAACCGTATTATAAGGGAGAAGAGGAACAAACCAAACGAAACCATGTATAACTTTGTTGGTGTTGGGCCGCCAACTGGCACGCATAAAGCCTATCATACAGGTGCAACCAGTGAGCTGGCTCCAACCTCGGCAGGCTGGACCGAACTAACCGCAAGTGAATATGAAAGATTATGGTATAGCGATGACAGCCGTTACTCTAAATCAGTCACGGTTAACCTTCAATATGCCCTCGTGCTTTTCCGATTCAAAATTGACTCAAATAAAAAAGTAGTTAAGAAAATTGTTCTCAAGTTCGAGGGCTATGGAACTGCTCCACCAGGAAACGGCGCCACAATTAAAGTATGGAACTTCACGGCTTCAGCTTGGCAGAATCCAGCGATGGGAACTGGTGGAGTTGATGAAACACTTACTATTACACTTACTACATCTATTACCGATTTCATTGACGCCAATGGCTACATCTATTTGCTTGCGAGGACAACAAACGCAAGCGATGGCGTAACCGCAGCCATCTTGTATTGTGATTATTCTGAATCCATCATAACGGTTGAAGGCATCACTTACTGCGATATTGTCTCTTATCGTGACGAAGACCAAGTGAATGTTAAGCCATTCATTTGGCGGACCGAATTCTCCGTGAGATCATGGTTGTTTGAAAACGTGTACACAACATAAAGAGGTGAAAAATAAGAAATGAGTGTGTATGGAGCGCATGAAGCAAAAATCTACTACGTGCAGGAAACAACATATGGCGTAACACCAACAAACCCAAGTATGTTCGGCATAGCAACTGCTGAAAACGTTGAACCCTCTCTTGATCCTGGACTAATTAAGGTTAGAGGCATTGGCTCAAGAGATCTGCGAGTTCTGCGCAGAGGACTACGGCATGTAGATCTAAAAGTTGCGTATGCATTGCCAAGCGATGCTCCCATCGACTTCCTACAGCACATACAGACGCTCAACTCGCTAAGCATCGAGGTTTTCTACGAAAAAGGCGCCAGCATTATTGACTTGTTGCATAAAGGTTGCAGAATGGATAAGGTGACAGTTGAATGCTCGATAGAAGACATTGTTAAAGCTACGGCTGACTTAATAGGTCAAGACTTGGCTGTTGGGACAGCCAAAATCCCTGGAGCCACATACACCGACTACAGTGGAGCTGTGCCCTACTATGAAAGCTATGTGCAACGAGGCTTAGCAGATGGCTCAGGTTTAACTGCTGTTGAAAGGGTCACCGACTGGAAATTCACCATTGAAAACAACTTGAAGCGTGTGCCTGTAATCCGCACTGCAAGCGGACACCTGCTTAGGTATTTGCAAGAGCGCCATCGAGTGCTAACGGGTGAATTAACCTTTGAATTTGAAAGCAAGGCGGAATATGACGACGTAATCAACGACAGCGAATTTAGCCTCAGATTTGGTTTAGGAGGAAGTCCGTATCGCACTGCACGATTCACATATTGCAAGTGGGAAAAAGTTGGCACGCCGACAAAAATCGAGGATCTTGTTTCTCTCAAAGCGCCGTTTGTTGCTCGCGACGTAGTCATCAGTTAGGGTGGTTAAAGTGGCTATTCAAGTTGAGGTTTTGGAAAGGTTCGGTCAAGAAGTTGCTTTACAGAGAAAATGGATGAAAATGTGGGAAACACTTGGCGAACGCATTCTAAAGTTGCCCAAGTGGATGCAGAACATAGTGCTTGAAGACATCAACACTGCAGTCAAAAATCGAATCGTAATCATGGAGATGATTCAAAATGCGAAAAGAGGAAATTGAGTTAGACAACCGCTTCGGAGAGCAATACGCAGGCCGCTATGTTTTTCAGGAGATCACTTGGGCTAAACGTAGCCGGATAATCCAAAAACACACCAAATATCACTCAATAACTGGGCAAGTCTTAGCCAGCGACTTTGTGGCAATTCAGGCGGAGACTATATGGGCGAGTCTAAAGGAGCAGCCACCAAACAAGCCAATAACCCTTGAGAAATTGCTTAGCGAAGAAGACGGCATTCCAATAGAGCTTGGAGAATTGTTCTCTCGCATAGCCAACAAACTCTGTGGCATAACACCAGATCAAGCTCGTTTTTTATCAGAGCAATTCGAAGAGGCAAACCACACCCAACACTCACAGAGTACAGACTCTGTAAAGAGTTCGGTTGGGACATTCTCACACTCCGAAGACAACCAGCAAAGAGCATCGAGGAGTTCATTGTGATCTTAAGCGAAATAGACCGCCAAACCGAGGAGGAAGTAAACAAAGCCAAGCGGGAGGCAAGATATCGATGATTGAATTCTGGAATGTGGTTGCCGCTTTTCTCGCCGGCTTAGTGTTTGGCATGACACTGCATAGCGCCTATCTCCACAGCAAAAAACGTGGTGAACTCTGAAAATGTCCGTTAACATCACTCTTGACGTTGGCGGAATAGAGGAGTTCCGAGCCAAAATGATGCGGTTAGACAACGCCATGCGATACCGCATATGGCAACAATTCAAAGTGATCGCAGACAGCATTAAGGCGATGGCTCAGAGTTTGGTCCCGGTCAAAACGGGTTTTCTACGTAGCACAATCTATGCCAGTATGGATCCACCCTCACCATTCGGCATAACCGAGAAGCATTGGATCTTGAAAGTGGGTGCATGGGCACGTTACGCGCGCTACCAAGAATTTGGCACAAGATACATTCAACCCAAAGAATTCCTCACGAAAAGTTTGCAGGCCCATCAGCCTTCTCTGGTTGCCCTGATGCATGCGGCGATAAGTGAGGCTATCGCGGAGGGTGCTATTGGTTAAATGGCGTTTCATGAAATTGGTGTTGCCGTGAGAGCTGAAAATCGTGCCAGCGCCGTCTTTCGAACAATAAGTTATGATGTAGTCCAATTGGGCATGGCTTTCGGAGTGTTGGATACTCGAACTGGACGTACAATAATGCAAATGTTTACTGTTGTTAGATTATTCACTTCTCTCAAAGCAATAGTGACAACTGTAACCGCAGCTCAAACAGTCCACAACGTTGCTATGGGACATGGTGTAGCAACCCAAACGACTTTAACGGGCGCCACAGCAGCGCATCAAGCGAGCTTATTTGGGCTCATTAAGGCAAAAATCGCTGCAACAATGGCTACTTGGGGTTTAAACGCTGCCTTAGCCATGAAAATAGCCTTGCTCACCTTGGGCGTAGGTTTGATTGTTGCTACAGCCGCCTACATGTCTTGGTTGGCTTCAACAACTCGAGACGCTGCATCTGCCCAAGCAGAGTACAATGCGGAATTGGCGAGAACACCCACGCGGGCGATTAGGCGAGCTGGAGAAGAGGAAATTATGTACAGACGAGGTGTTGAATGATGAGCGTAGCCCTACCAGTTTGCTCCCTTGTTTTCGGCACAGTAACTCCACCTCAAAGCGATGTCATAGAGTTAAGAGTTCATTTAGGCTGCACAAAAGAAGTTGGCAGTTTTGACTGTTTGCTACAGAACTTTGATAAGAAGTATAGTCCAGGCGGAACTTATCCCATCAACGTGGGCGATGATGGACGCATATACATTGGAAGAGGCGCCAACAACCCATTAATCGCACATATAATCGTGGAAGAAATTAAGGCGCTTTCTGATCCCCGTGGTGAAAATTATCTGCGTGTCTCGGGTCGCTGCTGGGGAGAACGTCTATTCCGCCGAGTTGTAACTAAAACTTATGAAAACAAGAAGGGTGAAGAAATAGTCAAGGATTTGATTGATTATTACGTTGGACTTAGCCACGTCCGTGACACAACCGAACTGATAGAAAACACAGACACTACGTACACGAAGCTTGAATATGAGAACACACCTGTCTTTGACGTATTAAAATACATTGCTGAGACTGCTGACAAGGCTGGAGTTATAGGTTTCGACTTCAGGGTGGCGCCAGATGGCAAATTCGAGTTTTTCCCAAGAAACAGCAAAACCTCAAACGTGAGTCTATCTGAACGCCTTGAAGTGAGTGAGTATCGAAAGAGTGCTTTCCGCAAGCGAGACAGGATCTACGTTTACGGTGCGGCTGAGAAGAAGTATCCAAGCGACGGAGACTCCTGGACTGAAACCCTTGACATTAACAATGACACAATAAATGATTGGGTGAGTGGAACAGGCACAGGAAGCGTTTCTCGTGACACCGTAGTAAAGGCTGTTGGAGCTGCCAGCATAAAGCATACCACGGGCATTCCAGACTATTATGGTCGCCTCCGCCTAATCATTCCGTCAGGCTGGCAGCCGAACCTCAACAAGTATCCCACATTACAGTTTCAAATCCGACGGGAAGCAGCCTTCAGTGGAGCTTGCACAGTTATATTGCAAGACAATGCTGGCAAATGGGCTTCTCGAGAATTTCAAATTAGCGCTGATAAATGGATTATTCAAAAATTCATGGTCGGTAAGAAATATGCAGATGAGTGGCAGGGATCGGCTGTTCAAGATGGGACATTCAACTGGGAAATAATCAATGAAATAATGTGGGATGTTCACTTCAGCGGAACTGGAACAGGCAGCTTCTGGGTTGACAACCTATACTTTAATGCTGCTCGTTGGAGCGCAACTTATGGGACGGGCTCTCGAGAGTTAACCGAAACAGACGAGGAATTGCATAGCGACAACGAGTGCTTGCTCAGAGCCAAAGCGTTATACGACCATCTCAGCAGCCCAGCCGAATACATCAGGGTCACAAGTGATGTCATTGACTATGGAACAACACCCATTCTTGCCGGAGACCGCATTT